TAATACTGCACTAACTATACCGCCCATGTTTGCTCCTAATAAATATAGTGTATTTCTTATCGTTAACTTCTATAGGTTTTAATACTTCCCATCCTGTTACTTCACCAAACTTAGCAAGCTTAGTGTTTTCTTCTTCTACTAATGCTAACAGAGGAACATTAGTTAGATACTGTAATAAGTTTAAATCTTCTAAGTACTTCTTCTTTATTTCCTGCGACCACTTATGTACATCTGTATGAAACCACAATGCTGCGTCGTGTAACTCTAAGTACATTATGTAGTCGTCTCTTAAGACTACAGGTACTTTCATATTATGTCTTCATGATAAATGCAAGTGCGTAGTACGGAGGCAAATTAGCATTAGTGCCACTTGAACCTTCTGTGCTATTAGAAACAGTAATTCCTGTTGTGTTTGAATTAATACTAACTGAATCATATCCAACTGAACGAATATCGTTTCTTAAATTCTGACTTCCACCAGACCAATTACCTAAGAAATTAGTATTGCTAGAACTATGAGTATGTCCAGGATCTGTGACCGTTGCTGTGTGTGTATGGCTTACAACAATAGCATCTTTAGATCCGCCAGAGGTTGTATTACTTCCAGTTACAGTAGAGTATGCTACACCAGCAGTATCGCTATGAGCCCCAATAACAAAACGATTACGAAGATCAGGAGTACTATTAGAACCATTACATAGAACCCACCCTGTAGGAATGGTAGCGATTGTACCAGACCACATCATAATCATACCTGCAGTAAAAGCTCCTGATAGAGCTGTCTGTACAAAAGCAGTAGTAGCTACTTGTGTTGTGTTAGTAGCAGCCGTTGCCGTAGGTGCTGTAGGAGTTCCTGTTAGAGCAGGACTGTTTAAATCAGCCTTAGAAGAAATAGCAGAAGCTACCGCAGTTAACTCCGTATCAATCTCAGCACCTTTAACAATCTTCCCTGAGTTACCAGTAGGTAGACCATCTTTAGCTGTGAAGTTTGTTGCTTTTGTATAGTTACTCATATAAGTTCCTTAAACTAAAGTCTTTCCTTTTTTAATTCCTACGTCAATCTTCTGTATCGACAGAGGATTACCATTAATATCTGCTTCTAAGCCTAGTTGAAGTACAGTTCCTTGACCACCAGCATTAATACTGAAACGATCTAAAACAATACCTGAGGTATATTCAGCAATGTTATACTCTGTAGATCCTGGTATACTATCAACAGTAGAGTTATTATACTCATATACTACAGCAGTATCTAATATATAAGTAGTAGCTTGATAGCCTTCGCTATAATCAAAGCCCCACTTAATAGCTACTGACTGGTTAGTACCGCCAATCAATACCCAGCCAATCTTCTTTAACAACTTTAATGAAGTAGAAGCATCAAAATCAAAGTAGTTAGTATAATACTGTAAACGATATGAAGAAGTGTTATCAGCATGTCCGAAGTATTTACCAATGTAACCAGGTTTACCTATAAATAAATTTCTATCTTGTGTTACGCAGAAAGCCTTAGGCTCAATACTATCCCAAATAGTTACACGCATAGCACCATCTTGTAGTGCAGCCCTAGTGTCAAAGCAATATACAAACTTAGTAGTTGGTAGCGTTAATAAATAAATAGCATCACGTTCAAAATAGATACTCTTAATCTTAGTTAGGTCTGTCTCAGAAGCGACTGCTGCCATTAAATCATCACGAACATTCTTAGAGATATCACGCATCGGTAGTGACTTCTCTTGGATGACTCGCTGTAGACTACGAACTCCTGCGTCAGATAAGAATATAACATCTGTGCCTAAGCTCTGAACTGAATCACGAGCAATACAGCCTACGTTGTTTAATATTTCTACTAAGGTTAATGAAGCAGTATCTAGAGGATTAGCGTAGATTGCTGTGTTCTTTTTACCAAAGAATATAATGTATCCATTATGTGCTGCAGCAGCGACAACAGGATCACCGTTAGGTAATACCTCTTCTAAATTAATATAACCAGCAGAACCATCTAAGAAGTCAGAACCTTCTAATAAGTTACTAAAGTAGACAGTCTGTGTATCTCCACTGATGCCACCACACCAAACCCTACCGTAAGCAGATATAACCCAACTAGGCATAAAGGATGCTGTATTGTGATTAGATGGTAGTTTAGCTGCGTCACCTACTCGTTGGAAACCAAAAGTACCACTATCGTGAGATCCAAAAGGATTACCAGAAACAGGTAACTCATGCCACACTAGCATCGGATGATTAGCCTGTGCTAAATAAACATGAGGCTGAAAGTCGTTTACATCACCGTATGATAGAGCAGCACCTTGCCAGTTGTTAGCAGTAATCGTATATGTCGCATCGCCACTATTAGTCGTATTGCGTACTGTCTTAGTAGTCATCGTAGTTGTGCCTACGAATAACTTATTATTACCAGCACTAAGTACTTCAGTACCGCCACCAGTAACTACCTCAAAAATAAACTCTACTGGATTACTAGATGTTAAATCTGCATTGATAGTAGTATTAACAGGTGTCCATCCACGACGAGCACCGATACGACCATACTTATCAATCACACAGTTCTGTGCCTTCAGAGCATACCCTGAAGACAATGTAACACTACTCTCTTGAGTGTTTAATCCGTAGAACCCAGGAGCTGCTACTGAAGCTGTTTGTAGTGGACTAGCCATTAGTTCCAGACCCACTCTTGTTCTTCTAGATACCGTCCTGATTCAAGTGCTATAGCGTCTGCTAAGCTCTGTTTCATTAATTGATATGTCTCCCCAGCCTGGACTCCTCCGTCCTCACCACGCTCTGCCTGAGCCCTTGCAAGAGCACCTAGGATTACAGGCTCTTCAGGTACTAGTAAAGTATCAGCGTTAACTGCTAAGGGTACTTGTGGTTTAATAATGTTAAAACGAAGGTTATAAGCACCATTAGGAATAGGGTATAAGTCTACCTGCGTATCTCCGTTGGAGTTAGTACCGTTGAAGTTATAGTACGCAGGAGACCCCTTCTGAGGAGTAGTCATTAAGAACTGCTGATTCATCCACCTAGTAGAGGCTAACTCTACGAAAGCATTCTGAGTATCATTAATAACATCGATAACCCTGAATCTTTGTCCTGAGCCTACTAAGACATAGTTAAACACATCGGCTGTAGTGGTAGCACTAAGAGTTTCAGACAAAGCATTCCAGTTGTAGGAGTCTTCTACGACCCTCTTAGAATCATTGACATACCTAGCAATCAATTTTACATAGGCATTATCAGAGACCGAGGAAGCCTCAGGCTCACGAAGCCTAATCAGTACGTCATTTACTAGTTGAATGTAGTTCATATCTCTATATTATACCATAAAATTGATTAAAAGTCAATACCCTACTTAGCAGTCCCACTTCTTTAATGCCAAGGCTTTGCGGGTAGGTCTGCCTTTCTCGTCTTTCATAGCCCCTTTTACACCACTCATACGAGCACAGAAGCTCTTACGTCTTCCTGCTGCTTTAGGGGACTTTGCAGCCTCTTTAGCAGAAACTGGAGGCTTAAGGTTAGAGCCTGTCTTCTTGTTGAAGTAAGCCCTTCCTTTAGCGTTTAAACCACCTTCAGGATTCTGATATACCTTCTTAACCATTATCTCTTCTTAGCTGTCTTAGCAGCTTCCTTAAATTGTTTAGCAGTAGGAGCACCCTTAGCCCCTACCTTACGCATCTTCTCTCCAGATCCCTGAGCTATCCTTTTACGTTTAGCTGCGATATTGGAATACAAGCCAGGCTTAGTAGCCACGCATTGCTCCCATCTTCTTCATGGGCTTAGCTACTACTTTAGCACCAGTCTTCTTAGCATACTGCTTAGCTTGCTTCTTACCCTTAGTTGTATAGGGGAACTTCTTTTCTTTGACCATTGGCATATTACTTACCTTTCTTCTTGGGTTTAGGAACTTTAGCTGTTTGTAATGCGATTGCTACTGCTTGCTTCTGTGGTCTTCCTTCTTTGACCATCTTAGAAATGTTCTTACTGATTGTCTTCTGTGACTTACCTTTAGCGAGTGGCATTACTACTCCTTATTTATAGTTCTGTACGGTACTGCGTTGCTCTAACTCTACTGTAATCACACATCCAGGCTGAGTAGCACCAGATTCTATAAATACTCTAATCTCATCGCCTTCGTCTAAGATAACATCAGAGCCATCAAACTTCAAGAATTCTTTAGCTGCTAAAGGATAATCATATACAATAGGAATCTCTACATTTTCTGAGGAGTCATACCACCATGCTCTAAAGTTCTTAGCAGATGCTGTCCCATTATAAGCATACAGCAAACTCCATCTAGCAATGTTTCTAGTTGGTACAGTAAACATTGTTGTGTTGGTATTAGGAGTTAATACTTTTCCTACGGAATGTGGTCTACTCATTTCTTAAACACCAAGTCAGCCATCCAAGTTACAAAACCACCAAAGACTGAGGCAGCTCCCATGATAGCCCACAAAGAGCCTTTAGACCTCTCAGCCATTGCTACGAGTTTCTTGATGTCGTGCTCCATTGCACTTACTTTGGATTCTAAGTTCTCTACAGCGTGAACTAACTTACCGTATTCTATTGGATCTATGTCTGTCATACCGCTGCCCCTTCTAACGCTGCGATTCGTGCTGTCAAAGATGTAATCATTGTTTGTTGTTCTTGAATAGCAGCAGTTAAAGTAGCGACTAGGAATGAAGTATCAATGCCTTGTGGCTTAATTCTAGTTTGCTCATTACCATCTTCATCTGTGTAAATTTCTACTGCATCTTTTTCGCCAGTAACAGCTTCAGGCACAACGGCTTGAAGTTCATGGGCAATAAACCCTTGACCATTAGAACCATCAAGTTTCCATTTATAAGTGCAGGGTTTTAAAGCAGTAACTTTAGCTAATGCCCCTATCATTGGTTCAATATTTTCTTTTAAACGATAGTCAGAAGAAGTTACATAAGAAGTAGAACTTGTGCTAGTTTGAATATAACCAACTACACTTCCGTTGTATGCCCAATATTGTGCGTTTCTTGTTCCGTTATACGGAGAATTGTTATATATTGTTTTTCCGTAAGTAGCAGAATCAGAAGCATTACTAAAACTTATTCCTGCCGCACCGTTTTCTGTTGTACATCCTAATAAAAATGCACCATTCGATAGAATACGCATCCGTTCTGAACCATCAGTTGAATATGTTAAATAATATCCATCGCCATTATTTAAGCCAGCACGAGTGTCAAATTGACCAGTTTGTGAATTAAAAAACATTCTTCCATAATTAGTCCCATTTGATTGGAATTGAATACCTTGATTACTATTTGCAGTTGTTTGATTAAATATTTGAATTGGAGTTGCTGACTTTAATTCCAAAATATTGCCTGGGCTAGTTGTACCAATACCTACATTACCGCTAGAGTCAATACGCATT